CCTAGTGCGCCATCCGCAATGGTTGCCCAATCCTCGCCGCCTGTAGACCTCTCAATCACGATTGTAGAGGCATGTGATCCGGCGGATTGGGTCGCATAGGTGCCAGACTTCGAGACATAGGCATCGAACAACCGGATGAATGATGTGGTCGTGGCTGCACTCGCTGAAGCCCCAGCAGTGGCAAGCGCCTCGACTTGCTGGTTGCCATTGGCATCGATCCCTACAAGCGTGACCTCTCTGCCGCCGGAACCGTTAGCCGTGTCGTTCGCATTGCCACCTGCCTTGATGCGGAGACCAACCGCTGCGTTCGCTTGGGGCGTGCGATAGAAGCCGGAACGTGTGACAGGCGTGAAGTTAGAACCGATGGAAATATTGCGCCCGAACTTGTTGAACGACCGACAACCCGAAGCCAGCCCGCGCGCAATGTCGAGACTGCTGGGATAGGTCATATCTTCATGGCCTTATATTGCGCCATGATTACTGAAGCGCCGGATGCGTCATAGGCATCACTTGCATCGCAGTCATCGCCACGGTTGCTATAGAGGAAAGCCGCAAGCTGCTTGACAGCACGCTTCATCGGAGATGGCACTGCTGCTGCATTGGCGAATCCAGACACATAGATGATCTGGATGGCGTTATTGGCACGTAGAGCAACCGGCCAAGTCTGGCCTCGCTTGAGTGTCAACCTTCCAGGCGTCTGGTAGATGTCAATGTCGAAGACGTTGGCAACCGTGATGGCCGTTGCATTGCTGCCTTCATCGTAGACAGTGACCGATGTGATCGATTGAAGAGGCCATCGCGGGATCACAAGGCTTTGAATGGTGCTGGTGCGCGCGAGTTCTGTGATCGACATCTCTCGCACGCCATCCCACCATGCCTCGCCACCAGCGGGCCAGCGATCAAGCGAGAGCCGCCACGACTGCGTGATGAATGCAAGGCCGGTCATGTTCTCGATCTCGGTCCTAGCATCCGTGATGAGCGCATTAGCTTCCGCGTCCGGAAGTTCCGTGCTGTCAGTGCGGAGATGCGTTCGGAGTTCCGCAGCCGTTACTGGCTCGGATGCAGGGGCGGAAGTAAGAACCGAACCCCGGAACTGATAAAGCGGAACGGCGGCGCGAAGGCTCATTCAGATGCTTCCTTTCTCGAACGGCCACGCGGGCGTTTGACTTCCAGCGGCTGCTCGATCTTGGTCTCGAGGGCGGGCATGACGTTGACTTCGACGGCTGCGCCATCCGCCAGCGCAAGTTCTGCCACCTTGCCTTCAACGTTTTCGCCCGCATCATAGCGGATGATGGTGTGACCCTCCGGAGCGCAAACCCAGGATCGTATGATGCGGGCTTTCATTCTTATGGCTCCTGTGGCGGAACAGGCGCAGGAGGCTGGATCGGCGTGATCGGCGGCACGTTGGCTGCGGCTTCTGCTGCGGCCTGCTGCTGGTCCCACTGGTAGGCCTGCTGGAGGATGCTGTTCATCACGCTTTCCGCATAAGCGGTCACAGCCTCTTCCGGCGTTGCGGGGCGCGTCACCCATGACTGCTGCTGAATGAACTCGGGCGGGTCCAGCGGATCGGGCTGATCCGGCGACCATGCGGGGTTTGGAGTGTCGGTGATGACGTTCTCGGTCACAGTGCCGTAGGGCGTTGCAGCCATGAGATACGCCACGATGCGCTCGCTGTCGGCGTCAGACAGTTCCATCTGGACGGTCAGCGTCAGGGAGGGGCTGACAACCCCGTAATTCACAATTGCCATTATTCTGTCTCCTGCGTTTTGGCGTTGGCTTCGGCCACTGCGGCTTCTAGCTTGGCGAAGAGCGGCACTGCGGCCTTGGCTCCTTGGATGCCTGTTGCTTTGACTGCGGCGTCCAGCAGTGCGCCGAGGGCCTGTACTTCGTCTTGAGAGAGGGTGAGGGTGATCATGTTAAACTCCGATTACTGTCCAGTTTGCGCCGTTGTAGTTGACGAGGGCGTATGCAGCACCACCGCCAGCAACCGTTGCGCCGATTACGGGGAGCGTTGCGTCTGTCACCCGAGCAATCATGCCCGCCAGAGGCGTGCCGGGAAGGGTTGCTACCGTGAGTGCGGTAACAATTCGTGCGCTGCCAACCGTGTCCAAAGTTAAACGGCTTGTCGCGTCCGTCTGCAACTCCAGCGCCCTTGCGGTCCCGCCAGCGGAGCCCTTCTCAGTGCCGATGAGAACAGCCGCAGCAGATTGTGCAAAGATACGAAACCGCTCAAAGTTCGTTGACGATGTAAACGTGTTGTAGATGTTGAACGTCTGCGCGTTCGCCCCATTGCGCAGCGCGAGGGTGTTGGCGGCATCGCGGGCGAGGAAGGTGTCACCCCCCGTACCCATTGCACCAGATAGCCACCCCAAGCTGTAATTACTTGGCAATGAGGCGGACACAGTGCTTAAATTAAACGCCCCGGTGCCATTCACAGCAAACGTCAGGTTTGTCGATGAAAGAAAATACACGCCTGTGCCGGGTGTGCCGTTACGGGCAAACGCAACATTTGATGCCGTTGATCCTGTCGCTGCTATTGCTCCGTCAGCAGTTACGGTCCTATCCGCATTTATCGTCAGCGCCGTCGCCAGCGCATTCTGCGCCGTGCCAGACGAACCAGCCGGAGCGACTTGGAAGATGATGGAGCCGCCAGCACCCGTGCCCGTGCCTTGAGAGCCAGTGATGGTGAGGTTCGTGCCAGCGGTGTTCGTCGTACCAGCAACAACGGACTGAACGGAGAGGGTCTGCGCTACGGGAGCGGCAGCGTCAGCAGCGCCGAGGCGAAGGTTGGCGGCAGCGCGGCGGGTGAGGATGGTGTCAACAGCGGTCCCTATTGCGCCAGAAGAAAAACCAAATATTAAAGTTGAAGGCGCAGATAAAGACGTTGTTGAAATATTAAACTGGCTAGTACCGTTAACGGAGAACCCGAGGTTTGTTGCGCTCGGGAAAAACAAGCCTGTGCCTACATTTGCCGTAGCCCCATAAGAAACAGCCGCCGCAGTTCCCAACGGCCCATACGCGCCGCCGCTTTTGCGAAGGACAAATACTGAGCTTCCACCCACCTGCAAGTCCATCAGCAGCGAAGCAGCGGCAGACGTATCTGATACAACGTTAAACTTCAGCCCGGTGAACGTAACTGCGCCGTTATTCCATGTCTGGGAGGCATCCAGCACAGGTGCGCTGGCGGTGATCGTGCCGCGCGTGAAGAGGTTGTTTAGCGCGATCTTTCTGTCCAGCGGCGTGCCAGCAGGATCGTCCACGATGTAGAGAATATCATCGCCGCTGGGCGTTGTTAGCGCCGTCAAGTCAGCAAGTTTGGTGTCAGCCATGATTCAACCTCACGAGGAAGATGCGAGTTTAAGGAAGGATGTATTGTCCACGAGCAATAGACGGTCCGTGCCGTTGGAAAGCAGAAGAAAACTACTTGGCCCTCTAGGTGTAGAGCCGGTAATCTTTGGCCCAAACGGACTACGAATGCCGTCAAGCGGGCTTACTAGCCTACGCATGTGAGACGACTACTTGTGTCGCATCCGTTGAGTAAGCCCACAAGCGATCTCTCCCAGCCAAGCCTGGGAACAGATCAGAGAGCGCCACATTGCGTTCGCCCTGCCCTGGATTATAGCGGATTGCGCCCGTGAACGTGGTCGGCGCGGTATCGTTCGTGGTCGCCTTGATCATGCAATGATTGGAGCCGATGTTCTGAAACGTGATCGACGTGATGTCGGCATCGGTGAGCTCTGTCCAAGTCGCGGCAGGGACCGTTATCGTTGTGTTCTCTGCCATTCTAGTCTCCGTTCATTTCGGATGGTGGGAAGGGCGGCTCACTAGAACCGCCCCTTCGAGATTACGTAGCAGCCACGTTGCTGCCGACGAACGTGGTGGCAGCGCGATGCGGCTTGTTGAGGATGCCGTAGACCTTGACGGTCGCATCGGTGCCGGTGGTGCCAACGCCGTTCATGCGAACATAACGCTTGGAACCCTTGTAGCCAATGCCGCCGATGATCTTGTTGTCATCGCCATCGGCAGTGACAGACAGGGCAATCGTGCCGTTGACCGAATCAGCCGCAACGATGGCCGCAGCGTCACCAGCAACGGTCGTGTCGGAGTGCTGGGCCGTGAAGGTGAAGCCAGCAGCAGCGCCAGCGTCAGTCACGGTGTCGGTGGCAAGCATGAGCGTCACGGCGTCGAAGCCACGAGTATCAACCCACGAAGTAGCTCCGGCAGTGGTGCCAGAGAGGGTCACGGTGCCAAGCAGAACAACCTGCTTGTTTGAAAGCATATCACGCATCTCAAGAATCCTTCTTATCGGCGTGGTTGCAAAGCGGCGTTATTGCCGCCCCGCGTTAGTGCTTTAGGCAGTGAACTCGATCAGCTTGATGGCCTCGAAGTTCACGACATCGCCGCCCACACGCTTCGTGGTGTAGAACTCAACGTAGGGCTTGGCAGAGTAGGGATCGCGCAGAGTGCGGATGCCGAGGCGGTCCACGATCTGATAGGCTTCACGCATATCGCCAACGGCGATGGAGAGCGAGTCCGTGGCCGGATCGGGCATGTCCTCGAAGGACGCGACCGGATAGCCGAGCAGCGAAGCGGGCTGACCGGCAGCGATGCCGGGAGACCACAGATAAGCACCATCCGAGTCCTTGAGCTTGCGCGTCAGCTTGAGCGTGGCGCGGTTCATGAACCAGGTTGCGTTGGCGCGGTACTGCTGCTTGAGGCCATAGAGCGCGTTGATCAGAACGTCTCCACCGTTGGGAGCGGCGGCAAATGCACCGTTCACGCCGGTATCGAAACGCTCGATGGTGCCGGGAAGCGTGGTGCCAGACGAATAGGTCAGGAAGCCACGGGGCTTGTTGACGCCGTTGCCGACAACGAAAGCGTTGGCTTCGTCACGGGCAAACTTCTCGGAAACCTTGGAGGCAAGCCATGCTTCCATGTTGATCGAGGCGTCATCGAGCAGCTTCTGCGTAGCCTTGGGCTTCGCATAGAGTTCGTGAGCAGGAATGCGCCACTTGCCAAGCTGCGGCGTGTTGGTCTCGGGACGGCTGTCCGTTTCCCCAACCCAGCCAGAGGAGGCTTCGTTGAGATCGAACAGACCTTCGAGGGCATCCGAAGAGATGACCTGGATCGAGGCGTATGCACGCATCGGGCTGCTCTCGAAGACCTTCATCACGATACGGCCAGAGAGGTCGGGATTGACCACATAACCGCCATCGGGATCGGTGCCGACCGAGAGAGCCTTGCGCTCATCCGGCCCCATGACTTCTTCGCCCTTGCGGAGGAAGGTGTCGAACGCGGCCTTGTAGCCGTCCATTTCGGCAGCGCCGAAGGAACCAGCAACAGCGCCACGGCGGCGTGCGTTCATGGAGGCCCACTCCTGTGCCTTGCGGTCGAGATCGACCACTTCGCCACGCTCGTCGGTGACGATGCGAGACTGACGCTTGGAAGCCAGAACGGCTTCGTCAGCAATCTTCTGGGCCTTCTCAAGGTCGGCTTCGATCTTCTGAAGCTTGGCCTCGGTCACGACATCGGCGCTGCCCTTCTTTTCGATCTGGGCAAGGCGCTCGTCGTTGGCCTTCTTGAACTCTTCGAATCCGGCGTGCAGCGCGTCAACCGCGCCGATGGCCTTCTTGATTTCCTCTGACATGCAGGGATTCCTTTAGCTTTGACAGTGACTGTAAAAGGGCATCAACGCCCTCGGTTACGGCCTCTTCATCGCCAGCGTCCCGCTGTCTTTGTAGGGCTTTGAATCCGTGGAGAGTGAGAGCCACGGCCTCTTTACGGGAGTATCCTGCATCGCGCAGGAAACGCTCGAAATCTCTTTCGGTGGTGATCGACTTGACATTTGTCACCTTTGCATCTGGCAGCATCGGGAACGTCACAAGGCTAATCTCGAACAGGTCCACTTCCATCAGCTTGCGAACACGGCCATCACCCTCGGGGATGGATTCCATTGTACGATAGCCGATAGACATGGAATCGATGGCCCCGGCGCGGAGAAGCGCCATTGCCTCGCGGCCTTTTTCTACTTCTTTGAGCAGACGGCCACGGACAAACAGGCCACGCTCGTCCTCGTAAATGTCATCCCAGACGCCGATGGGCTGGCTCATATCGTGCTGCCATAGCATCTTGACTTTACGAGAGCCGAGCGATTTGCGGAATGCGCCACGTTCGACCACATCCATTCCCTGATCGACAACGCCGAACACCGAGGCATAGCCCTCGAAGACGCCATCTTGATCCGGTTCGCGCTTGAGCGTGAGGGATACGTTCTTATGCTGGATCGGTTCGGACATGAACTTGTCGCCCTCTTCTCTGCGAACTATTGCGTTGGCCCATGACTTGCCAGGATCACCGCCCCAAAGCGCCCAGGCTATGCGACCAGCGGAAGGATAGCCGTCTTCGCCTGGCGAGAAGCCTTGGCCTTGCTTGTCCACCTCATGGCGGGCGAAGTATGAGACCATGCGCTTGACGGTATCGAGCGAAAGGTTTCGGCGGTTCTTGATGTCGCGGGCGCGGGCAACACCGATCTCGGTTCCGCCACGGTTGAACTCATCACGCCAATCGAGGCCGCGTGTGGCTTCTCGTGCCATTGCCTCGTTGGGAGAGAACCCATCGGCCTTGCCTTCCCACTTGGAAATGCAGACGGCATAACGCTGATCTTCATCGGGAAAATCAGACATTGCCTCCTCGTCGCTCATGCAACGGGAGATGAACTCGTCTTCGTTTTCGGTCGGGCCGGGGCTAGGCATGAGGGGAATATATCATTGCTTGATTGAAATCACAACATGGCCTCAAGGGCGGCTTCGTCTACGATGTAACCAACGGCACAACGGCAGTTGATGACCTCATCGCCGGGGCCTTCTGGATCACCGGGAAACATGAGTTCGGCATCGCCAACCTTGAATTTTTCGTCCATTCCGACAACCTGACCGTTCGCCTCGCGGTGCGTATCTCTGGTGCGGTCATCCGCAGCGGCCAGCCACTCACGGGCCAAGGGCAAGCCAGTCTGTTTCGCGGCCTCCTGGGAGCCATAGTTGGCAGCGCCGTGCGTCTCGGTGCGGGCGATCATCTCGGCTCTGTAGGACGAAATCTGCGGCACGAGGTCGAGGATGTAGGATGCAGTGCCGCGTTGGCCCAAGCCATCCTCATAGCCTTTCCGAACTGCCCTAATGATTTGATCGCGCGTGGTTTCAGTAACCTCTGTGATGCGGCGGCGGATCGCCTCTTGCTCAATAAAGCGCAATGCCCTGCGCGTCATGATCTGGGCGAAGCTTTCCTTGGTCTCCAGCTTCAAGCCTCGCGCCTTGGCTTGCTCCATGATGCGGGAGCCGAACATGGTGATCGAGGCAATTGCCATCTGGCGATAGGTCGCCTCGATGCGGTCACGGAAGTCGCGCGGCAAGGTGACGTTGCCGGTCTGCTCCCAATGCTCGACCATCTCACGCATGGCGGTTGCGATCTCGCGCTGAAGACGGCCACGGAATTGGACGGTCAACCTGTCGAGCAATGCGCCTTGACGGCGCACCTCGCGGCGCGTGTTCGAATCAACCAGCCTTCGAGCCATAGGCCAGTGCTTTCACAAGATCGGGGCTGAGTGGTTCCGGTATCGGTTCGTTTGCCATGCTCAAGGGAATTTCGGCGGAAGAAACAAATAAGGTGTCACCGCCATCGATTGGCCCATAGCCCTTCAAGGCGCGGCGCTCATTGATGGTGAGGTCTTGTGACTGATCAGCCATCTGCCACATCGAAAGCCGCTTCTCGGCAATGGCCGGGATGCTGTCGATGTCAGGCTTGATCTCGACACCGTAGATCGAGCCGAGCCAATTGTTCCAATCGTTCACGATCATCTGGAGCAGCGGGAGTGCCGTGTCTTCCCAAAACGCCAGACGGGCCTCGGCATAATTGGAATAGGTGTTGTCGCCAGGGATGCCGAGCAACTGCGGCGGCACGCCGAAGGCCAAGGCAACGTCACGGGCCGAGGAGAACTTGACCTCGATGATGCCCATGTCGGTCGGCGACAGGCCCATCTGCTGCCAGTCAAGGCCACCTTCGAGGAGCATCGGGCGACCGGCATTGGAAGAGCCAGAATATTGCTCTTCGATCTGGGCCTTGAGACGGTTGAAGTTCTCATCCGATAGCGTGCCGGAATCCTTGACGGTCAATGCACCGGAAGGGCGTGCCGAGTTCTGAAGCAAGGCTTGCATCCAGTTCATGGCTTCGTTGTTCTGGTCGATAGCGTAGGAACCTGCCTCGATTGGACTCATGCCGTACCAATCGTTCAACGGGTTGAACAGCTTCAAGTGCCGCACATCGCAGGTGAGAGTGCGCGGGTCCATCTCCCACCGCACCTTGTTCTGGCCGAGGGTGTATTCATAGGCAGACGGTATGCCGTTGGAGGACGGAACGATCTTCATGCGGTCTGGTCGAAGCTGGTAAAGCTCCTTGACCTCGCGGCCCACCATGAACCGCTCTTCGTAGCCGTTGCCCGAGATCATCAGGAACGACACCTTGGCGCGAACGTAATCGGAATAGGACTGAAGCGGATTCGGGCGCTCGAGCAGGGTGATCAGCGGATGATCAACCAGTTCCGTATCGCCACGGTAGACGCCAAGATTGACGGATGCGATGGCATCAGCGATCCGGTTGATGGCCTGATATGCCACCACGTTCTTGCCATAGGCTTCCTTGGCAAAGGATTCGTAGTTGCGTGGAGACCACACGGCTTGGCCGGGATTGATCACCATTAGCTTGGCGGCAGCGGATTCCTTGCGCTCTTGCGGGCGGCGGAAACGGTCAAAAAGTCCCATCGATAACCTCACAAGGCGCGAACCGCAGGAGCAGACTGCGGCGCGGTCATATCGGAAATTGCACTCATTGCGGCGTCTATCATATCATCATGTGTGCCGTTGGGAAAGACCGAGGCCTCGGACATGAAATCGGCCAAGTGATCAATGTTGGACATGATGTAGACATTGCCCGATTGGACGTAGGGCGCGGCATCGAACGCGCGTGTCACTTTGTCGGTATTGCGCTGGATCGGAATGATCGGAATGCCTTCGCGTTTCAGCTTCTGGATCAGGCCGGTGCCGCTCACCTTGTCTTCGACCTTGAAGGCTCGAAGCGGCCCCGCGTTCGGAATGGAAAGATGCTTTTTCCAGAATGCCCGAGCCATCGTTTCCAGTTCCGGAGCTTCCCACTTGCCGCGTGCCATATCGAGCAGCACGATTTGTCCGGTTTGCGTTTGGCCCCAGCATTGGAAGACGGAATAGTCATTCTGCTCCTTTGTCTTTTGTGCGGTGTCGGCATAGATCGCGCGCCACTTGAGCGGCGGCATGGCATCGTAGAACCGCCACCATTCGTCCTTGAAGATGCCGCCTCCAAGCGGTGCTGGTCGTTGCATGTATTGACCAGCGAAGACGTAGGGGCTTGACTGCTCCAGGCGGTCGAGCATCTCGGGCGGGAATTGTTCCGGCCAGAACGATGAGCCATCTGGATCTCGGGCGGGGATGATGAGGCTATCCCACTTTTCGCCAGAGCCGCCGCCAAGCAGCCAGCCAGAAAGATCATCCTCGTGCAGTCGTTGCATGATGACGATGATCGGCGTGTCTGTCTTGTTGAGGCGCGACTGTATCGTGGTCTGATACCAGTCGATCACGTTCTGGCGCATGATGGGCGATGTTGCCTCACCTGCCTTGTGCGGATCATCGATGATGATGGCACCGCCGAAGCCGTCTCGCATCTTGCCAGCGCCATAGCCGGTGATGGTGCCGTCTGCGCCGGTTGCGTAGACAATGCCGCCGTGTGAGGTGCGGAACTCATCCTTTGCCTTGCTATCGTCTTGAAGCGACACCCACGGAAATATCGATCGATAGGTCTCGTGCTGCATCATGGCGCGGATGTCGTATGCGTTAGATGTGGCGAGGCGCTTGGAATAACTGGCGTGGATGAATTCGGCATCAGGCACGAGGCCGATGGTCCAGGCGATGAATGTCTTGACGGCAATCTCGGTCTTGCCTGATCGAGGCGGCACGTTGATGATGAGCCGCTTGATGCGGTGGGCGAAGACCTGTTCGAGGCTGCGGCAGATCGCCCGCTGATGCTGGTTCGGCAGCATCTCTTGATTGGTGCGGGCGCGGTAGATCGTGCGGGCGAACTTATAGAGCCGTTGATGGTTGGCGGCTCGATGCTCACTCGGCGTCATCGTAAATCTTGTTGAGCGCAGCAAGGACGGCGGCTGCGACTGGCTCCGGTCTCAGCGATCCATCCTCGTTGGAGATGTCCACGGTTTCGCGCCAGCGTGCGCGCGTCTTGAGCCAGAAGATCATGGCGGTGGTGTCGCCCGACTTGGCCTTGTTGAATAGCGCACCGCCGATGGTTGCGTTGGCCTTGTCCCGTGCTTGCTTCAGTTCGGCGGAATAGTACTTGTAGAGCGTCTCTTTGTGGATGCCGAGGATTTCGGCAATGCTCTCATGCGTGGT